GTGTCGGTGTGCTATTAAAAAACCGCCCACCCTTAGCAGAATTACAACTTACGCATAGTGTTTGGAGATTCCAGTCTTCGTCCGTTCCGTTCAGGCTTCTTGGAATAATGTGGTCAACTGAATTGCCTTCCATTCCACAATGCTGACAAGTGTGACCGTCGCGTTGCAGTATTCGTTGCCTGATCTTGCGCCAACGTGCAGTGCTGCCATTGTCTTTCAGTGCGCTTGCCATTAGTAATACCCATGTTTAACGTGGAACGTCCATGCCTTGCATGGTGTTTGATAACGAAGTGTTACATAACGAATCGTTGCGTCCAATTGTCTGAAAGGGTCAAGGTCACGATAGTGCTTTGATCTCATTTGACCTAATCCATAATGCGACCCGTTACGTGCTTTATACGACCATTGTGATTCCTTTGTGATGATCTTGTTGAAGCATTGAAATTCCTTGTAATCCAGCAACCTTGAATGGGCATAGAGTTTTAAGTGATCTATTGAATACGCAGCTGAATTGGCAGGGCTTGCACCTATCGTTGCGAACACGCTAGTGATTAACAACAACCACTGAAGTCTTTTTTTATTTATCTTTTTCTTTTCAAGATTATTTGAAAGAACTTCATTCTTGTCTAAATCCCTAAAATCGGGTTGTGTGTTGTATGCGTCCAGCGTACAGCATGAAGTCAAGGGTTTAATAACTTCACGCATGGGCTTGGGCGTGTCCCACACCTTTTGCACGGCTGTGCATAATCCCTGTGCATAACTTTTCACTGGTGTCCCCAACCATTACCTTTAAATGAAATGCCAAAAGTTGAGTACCTTCGACTCATGTTTGCCCCGCAGCAGATTGGTTGGTTCTCGTCGTGGATTGACTTATCCACCTCGATACGGATTTTGCACACCGTACATTCAAATTCATAGATCGGCACTGGATTGTCCAATCTGTGCAACTGTCATGGAACTGCAAACCGTGCATTGAATCGTTTCGACCCCTGGCGGCAGTAAATCGGTTATGTTGACAATAATTTGGCTGGTCTTGCGCTTGCACATGCGACATTCAAATTGCACTTTGTCCATAATTTGATTTCCTTAAATTCTCAATTGGCTGAAGGTTGATTTGCGTGACCCACCAATTTGGCTGCTTACTGTGGCGATACTTTGTGCGTTGTGCCATTGCAATGGGTATCCAACCAGCAATGAAATAGTGTGGCGCTTGTCCAGTGACTAGAACTGCAATGTCATTTGGTCTGTCGTATTCATGGACAATCAGCTGCCCGGCAATGTACTTAGTCCAACGCACTTCGATCTGACTGCCAACGTCAGCTGCTTCCTTATGCTTTGAAACAAAAGGGTCATAATCTTCACCGAAATATTTTGCAACAACCCATTCAGCCCCAAGTGCTTCAGCGTATTGTGCAATTAACTCATGCAGATTTTTGTCCTTTGTGTACGTCGAATCCATGCCAGGGTGCAAGAACGTATCTGATTTGTAATGACTGACGGCTGCTTCATGACAAATTATTTGATGTTCGCGCTTCAGTTGCATTTTCACCTGCAAACCCCACAAAACCAAATTATCTTTTCGTAACCAAAACCCTTTTGGTAACCAAACTCATCTAGCCTTGAAAGTGACGAGCATTTGTCGCATTGTTCCATTTTGTATTCTGCGACGATTTCACCGTTTTGCATAAGTTTGCATGTCATTGTGCGTGGGTTGATTATTTCGACGTAATCGCTCATTTGAATGAAATCCATAACAACAAGGAAAGTGCAACAATTTCACAAATGACCAAAATCTTGATTAGGCGTTGTTTTGTCATAGTTGTGCCACCCATTTGCCTGTTGAACTAACAACGTACCAAAACGGCTGACACTGGTTGTTTTTCTCACGTTCAGGGCAAAAATAACCGCCCCATTTCTTGGCAGCACCTTCCTTGCTTTCACGCCAAATTCTATGACCGTGATCGCATTTGGGTGATTCAGGCATAATCTCAGCCCCTAGTTGTTGTGCAATTTCGTCCAGGCTTGAACCAAACGACGGAATTCCTGATTGTTCGGCTTCAGCTGCGGTTTTAAAACTAGGCACGTCGCCAAATTTGGTTGTCCAATAATCATTCGTGTCAACGTTTGCAATTTTGGCTGGCGTGCGTTCTACCTGTTCCATGATCTCCTTAGTGCTTCGTTCAGCACCACCCATGACAAGTTGTTGAACGCGCATAATTGCGCTTGTGACTGTATCTTCGCAAAACCAACGTTTCATATTTTGTTGATACGCGCCCTGGTATCCGTAAGCGTAATCGACGCCTGCGGGCAACACGTCTTCTTGATTTCGGAACGCTTTTGCTTCAACTAAAATGTAACCCTTCTCAGCACTAAATTCGACAATGCGTGTTTCAATGCGTCCAAGCGGGAACGTGCGATTCCAGCGTTCTAAACGTTCGCGACTTGCTTCGTAATTATCTAGAAATCCCATTGAACTTTCCTTCCACCTGGTTGATTAAAATGTCTGCAATGTGTTGTGAAAGACATGCAGCGCAGCCATGTCCTTCGATTTGGTGGCAGCAGCCGAATGAAGTGTTTATTGCCATTTTGATTGTTTGCGCCAATTCGGTCATTTTTTCACCGCATTTGAACTGTGACGTCCGATTGTCTTGCCGCGTGCATAACCTTCACGGCGTCCGTCTTTGAAGCCTTTTGAATAACCAATTGCAATTGTTCCGACTGACCAAATCATCAGCATAACTAGGCGATACAATGTTTCACCGTCAAGCAGGTCAACGACCATTTTAGAACTCCCGATTCTAGGTTACCTTTTGTAACCTGCAAAAAGGGTGACACTAAGCCCCGACAAATGCAACCTTCCCGCGTAAATTGCGGCGTGTCGCTACCCGAAAACCTTGCCGTCAACTATGAAAGAACCGTCCCGTTCAATCGGAACAATTTGCGGACTCACCTTTGAACCTTCAACCCGCAAAATGCCAAAACCCTGCGTCCAGTTAGCCGTTCCCTTTGTATATTTAGCAGCTGAAAAGCGCATAAGGTTGCCCACTTCCATGCCCCACAATGTGCGCCCCATTTTGTATCCGCTGGATTCTGTAAAAGTTGAAATGCCCAAACGGTGCGTGTGACCCTGGACGACTGATTTACCGTGCAAACGGGCTGCGCGTAGGGCTGAAGCCCCTGCGTTTGGCGTTGTGCCCTGTTCGTCACCGTGAATGGCTATCCAGTTTGTGCCTTCAATTTGATAAGGCTTGCGGTGGAAGTTAATACCTAACTCATCTAGTTTCATAAAGTTTTCGTATTTCAACTCAGGCGCACCAAGTAAAGCAGGCAAACGGCTGGCAATGGAATTGAATAAACGGTCAGTGTGATTAGAACGCACCATGTTGGCTTCGGGAACGTGCCTGGTCAATTCCCACAATAATTCAACGCAGCGGTCACGGTCGCGCCCAATGGTAGGTTCGTGTTCTTCGCTCAATCCGCGTGACCATTTTGAGATTGTGTTGAAATCTATTTCGTCACCTATTGTGATCACTTCGTCAGCGCGAAATGCTTTGATAAATTTCGCGAGATTAGCCGTTGCCCTTCGATCTTCAAACGGGACTTGAAGGTCACTGACAATGACTATTTTTTTCATTCGTCTTCGTCTTCGGGGTATTCAATTGAACCGATTTTGTTTGGTTCAACTGGTTCGGGCAAAATCCAATGTGGATACGTCTCACGGTCGCTCATTAAGCCCAACGCTAATTCAACGGAAAAGCCAGCCTTACGAAGTGCTTTGTAGTATTCATTCAATGCAATGCAGTATTGTTCCAGGGCAGAATAGTTATCTTCGCGAACGGTTTGCACTTTACGTTTGCGTTGCGCCATGTCAATTCCTTAGTCAATCATTTTCTGAACAAGCCAATCAAGCCTTGCTTCAATTCGATTGACCTGGTCTTTTAGGCTTGAACCGCCATTTGGTTGAAACTCACGCATTATAGATTTGACCATTACGCGAACGCCCGAATAGACGGCGGCAACTACACCAATGCAGCATGTAACAACCGCCGCCCATTCATTCGGACTCATTCCCCAGTAACTCCGAAACTTTTGTCATTTGGATTGAGATAGCGCAAGACAACTGGTGCAATTGCTGCAACCCCTGCCATGAGCAATGTCTTTGGGTCTGTGACCCCTGCCATGTATAGCGTTAGGCATGCCGCCAAAAATGAACGACCCCATGACGCTGCTACTGCTTTGGCTTTATCCATTTTTTCTCCTTTATTGGTTTCGCTGCCGCTTTTGGCATTTCAACAATTGGAAATTCTCCCTTGTATGGCACAAATTTTGGAATACCAAAACCGACAATGTCACGCTTTAATGATCGTTGTTTGACCATGACCATGCCACCATTTCGCTGATCGCCTGTGCCGCTGGTGTTTCCTTCAATTAGTGTGACGGTGTCTTCCCCATGCTTGAAATCAACAACAATGCCAATGTGTGAAATGCGGTCAACCCCGTCATGTGGAAAATCCATGAAAGCCAAATAACCCATTTGCGGAATGTTTGACCAGCGTTGAATTTCTTTAAACTTATGTGCGCCAAGAGCAGTGCCAACAACTGAATGAATCTTGACGCCTGCTTGCGCTGCACACCAATTGACAAAAGAACCGCACCAGGGCAAACCGTCTGCCTTTGTAAATTTGCCGTACTTGGTCAGGTTGTCGCCTTCTTCAATTGTTCCAACTTCAGCTGCTGCGACTTCGATCAACCTGGCGTTTGTGCCTTGCGGATAGTTATTCACCAGCAAACTGCGCTTCCCATTCAAGTTGCTCGGCATTGTTGCGAGAACTCAAACCAATGGACTTCAAATAATCGTAGTCTGCTGAAACAAATTTATCATTGACGCGCAATGCGTGCATTTCAATTTTTTTGTCATTAGTAAAAATAAACTCGTCGTAATCCATTTCATCACAAAATGTTTGAATTTCAATGTCATTTTGTTTTTCAACAACAATGACATTCATGACACGATTATTTTTTAAAAGTGCATAATGTTTTTCCATTTTATCTCCTTATGACAAGTATTGAATAAAGATAACGCCTGAACCACCAGCACCGCCGTTGTATCCAGTTGAACCAGCCGTTGAACCACCAGCACCGCCGCCGCCTTGATTGGCTGCCGCTGCGGTTGGTGTTCCGCCCGTGTTGTTGATACCGCTACCAAACGCAGTGCTTTGTATTGTGTAATTTGACCCTGCCAAAACACCGCCGACACCGCCGCCGCCAACACCGAAATTGTTAATAAAAATACCTGCGCCTGGTAATCCTGGAATACTGCTTACCGTTCCACCGTTTGCACCTGGGTTTCCTTGCGTACCTGCGCCGCCAGTATTTCCGTCGGACGGGTTTCTTCCAATAATTCCAGGCGCACCTATTCCGCCGCCGCTGCCGCCGCCTGACGCTGAACCATTTGTTCCAGCCGCCGCGCCGCCACAACCACCTGAAGCACCGTTTGCGTTTGATGAACTACCGCCGCCACCAGCACCGCCACCTGTTGCTGACAAATACCATGCTTGCAATGCTGTTCCAAATGTTGTGTTTCCACCATTTGAACCTGGGGTTGTGCTTGATCCACCAGTGCCACCATTTCCACCAGCACCGATTGCATAGGAAATTGTAGAACCTGCAACACTAGACAAATCAAAAGTGCCCATTTGCAAACCACCAGCACCGCCGCCGCCGCCGCAGTTTTGGTTGTTATGACTACCCCCGCCGCCGCCGCCACCAGCGATTGTCCAAATTGTTGCTGATTTAATTCCTGCGGGCACTGACCATGATGTTCCTGAAGTTAATCGAACCCAATTTGTTGTTGGCACTGCTGCTGCAGTTGCCCATTTGACACCAGTTGCAGCCGTTGAATCGGCGGTCAAAACTTGACCGTTTGTTCCGACTCCTAAACGTGCGGGCGTTGAAGCAGCGGAAGCAGCATAAATATCGCCCTTCGTTGTTAGCGTTGATTTTTGTGTTGCAGCGTCTGCATTTGTTTTCATTTGCGTGTCAACGCCCTGCAACGCGACGTCGAAGTCGGCTGGTAAATCTGTCACCAAGTCTGTTGACGTTGGAAGCACAAAACCATAGTTAGTTGTTGGATTTGCCATTTGTTCCCCTTTTCTAAGCCACTATTGTGGCATGTTCCCAATCTAAAGTCGGCGACACGCTATTCCAACGTTCGGTGATCGGAACGTCGTTCCAGCGCATTGCCTGAAGTGAGTACGCCAATGGTGACAATAACAAGGTCACTGAAAGTTGGTTGTATGACGCTTGGAACGACCAGCCTTCGACGAAGCCCTGGAACGTACCTGACGCCATATTCAACGGCAGATTGGTCAGGGCTATTGCTTCGCCCATGAAAATGCCAATTAAATTGTCACGGTCAGAATTGTCCAATTCAGGGTTGGTCAGGTCAAATGAAATTTCGCTAAAAATTGGCTCAGGTTGGGCGCGTAGTGATAAATAGAAATTTGCCTGGGCGGTGGCGTCAGCTGAATCGTGCAATGTTGTTGTGATAATTTGTGCAAGATTTCCAAATTGACGAATGGAATTTGGTTCACTTGCACTAACGTCATTTTGTGAACTTGCACCGTATTTGATTGTTATTGCATTTCGAACGTCACCTACGCGGGTTTCAATGCGCAAGCCTGCGGCACGGGCTTGATTGGCGTCAAGATCAACGTAACCATTTGCGGAAAGATAAGTCGTTCGGTGGGTCGAATCGGCATAACCAATGCGACCTTGTGCGTCCTCATAAATGTATCCCAACCCTGAAGTCGCAAGGGCTGAAACTAAACTGTATGCGTCAATAGGGTCAAAACCCCCACCGCGCGCTGAAAGGTCATAATTGCCTGGGCGGTCAATTTCACCAATGCCTGTGTTTCCCGCGTTTGCCCACGTTGTTGTCGGGTCATAAGTTGCCCAAGTCAATGCCCCTGGCACTTCTGCCCATGTTTGAAACAAAATTTGTGACAAAACTTCAAAAATTTGATCTCCGTCAAAATCCCGTGCAAGTGAATCCGTAAAAATAAACTTTGGCAAACGTGCCAATGCGCCTAATGCCGTGATCGAATAAGTCTGTGTGAACATGGTCGAACCTACGTCACGAATTTCCAACGCAATGTCAACGACATTTCCACCAAAAATCGGAACAAATGTGCCCGAGGTATCTTTAACCGAAACGCCTATTGTTGAGTTGATCGAAACTGGAACGGCAGTTTGTGAAACGTCTAACAATTGGAGATTGACGTATCCTGCTTGTGCCTGCTCATAAATGTTTGTCCGACCACTTCGAATGGTCAGATTTGCCAAAACTGCGTCAGTGTATTCAACGCCGTCAATTTCAACCAGCCAAACGGGATTCCACTGCGTCATGCTATTTGCAGGTTAGTTGCGCCACCTGTGCCGCGATAGTAAGAATTGTTTAAAGTGTCCACAATTGTGCGGGCAGTGCCTTCCTTATCAAATGCACCAGTGACGGTCAGGTTGATCGTTGTTCCCATTGAAGCGGCTTCGGCTGCGCGGAATGAACCAGGGTTAAAATTTGAACCTGCTGTAATACCTGTTGAAGCAACGGCAGCTGAAGCAGCAACTGCCGCAGCCGCTGAAACACCGCCACCGCTTGACGTGTTCCCGCCACCTGAAGGTACTGAAATTGTTGGAATTGCTGGCACGCTAGTTGAAGGCGTTGAAGTTTTTGGAATGTTTATTGAAGGCGCACTAATTTTTGCAATGTCTTTTCCACCAAAAATATTGTTTGCAAAATTGTAAGCAGAAATTAAACCGTTGATTCCAGCAATTGCCCCGGAAATCAAACCATTCAAAACGCTAATAACACCAGCAATGACGTCAATAACTGTTCCAGCGATTTTGCCTGCAACTTGTAATGCTCCGCCAAGCACTGTGCCGATAATTGGTGCAAGATACTTTGAAATGTAACCACCAAATTCTTTGAAAGTGTCAAGGTTGTCACCAATTGCGTCTTTGACATAACCAAACGCCTTGACCAAACCGTTGATGATCGGCGTAAAAACTGAACTCATGATATTTCCAACGGTTGTGATTACCCCACCCAAACCGTTGCCGTCAAGACTAAAAGCCTTTGAAAATGCGTTGATCGCTGGAAGGGCATTGTTGTTGATAAATGTCATAACCTTTTCAAGAATAGGCAACAACGCAAAACCAATTGTTTCTTTTGCTTCGTCGAAGGCAACCTGCATGCGTGCAATTCGTCCCGCGTATGTGTCGGCGTTACGCGCAGCAGCCCCACCAAATAAATCTGAAAGTTTGCCTTGAACTTGGGTGAAGTCCATTGTTTTCAATTCAGCAGCTGAAAGCCCAATTCCTAATTTGCCCAGGGCTGCCGTGTTTCCGTCATATGCCTTACCCAACGCGTTTGCGACGGTTTCAAGCGGTTTGCCTGTCGCAGTTGCAACGTCAAGGGCGGTTGCAAGTAAATCTTGCGCTTTTGTTATGTCGCCCGTTGATCGAACCAGGCGTCCCAATGCTGGACGCAGTTGATCGTCAGCCACACCAGTTGCCAGCGACATTTGAAGAATAGATTGTTCGGTCGCAGCAATTTGGGCTGTTGTTGCCCCTGTGGCGTTTTCCAACGCCAATGCCAACTGTGTTTGTGCCTTTTCATCTTCAATGGCGGCTTTGACGCCTTCAATGCCTATTTTGACGGCATAAGCACCAGCAGCAGCGGCAGCAGCAACAAACGCCGCGCCAATCATTTTGCCAGTCTTGCTGATCTTGTCGCCAAACGTGTCAACGTCTTGTGTTGCCGATTTCAGCGATTTGTTGAGATTGTCAACGTCGCCAAGAATGGAAAGTTTAAGGGTACGACTGCCAGCCATTAGTTGTATTCCTTAACTATTTTTGAAAATGATTCTTCCCATTTTCTGATGATTTCGGGCTGAACGCTTCGAAGTGTTGGATAGATAAACCAGCCGCGTGACCCACGACCTTCACGACCTGACCACACTGGGAATTGCTTGTATTTGTTTGAACCAAATTCAACGCCGCCCCAAATTTGTTGCGTTGTTGCGCCACCACTTAATTTTTGCCCTGCATAACCAAATGAGATTTCACCAACCTTTGAAGATTTGGAAACCTTTGAACCGTCAGCAACACGGTTATCAACTTTGTTGCGTGTAACTGTTGCAGCCGTCGCCTTGATTTTACCTTGAACGTAAGTTGCCAATTCGCTGGTTGCTTCCTTGGCTTGCGCCAATGCTTCGTCGTCCATTGCTTTAAAAGATCGGACAATGGCACGCAATTCATTTTTGTCATAACTGATTCCGTCAGTTGTCATTTGCCCGCCTTTCCAAAATCTCAATGACCGTCAAAATGTCTTCGGCACTTTCAAATTCATTTGGTGATAGCCCTGTTGCCAGGGCTATCTCCCAAATTATTCGGTTAAGGCTTCCGACTGCGTAACTTTTGGGTTTGCTTCACCGACAATAACCTCAGCAATTGTCTCGGTCCATACTTCGATCGGCTTGACTGGTTTGCCAGCTGCTTCCCGCTTCATGGCGTGATAAGCAAGAAATACAAGATCAGAAATTCCAATCTTTTCCTGCGCTTGACTGATCGTGTGACCAGTGCTTTTCTCCCATTTGACCCATTCAGGCGGTGCCGCCGTGTAGGTAATTTGGTCCCCGTTGTTGTATTCAATTGTTATTGGTAGTTTCATTTTGTCTCCCGATTAGTAGTTTTTAACT